CTTTCATGGCAAACGGGTTGTATTTGCTCATCGACGACTGGATCTCGATGATTGGCCGGTCGTGCATCCTGCTAACCAGGTTAATCATTCGATAGGAGACGCCGACGCCGCGGTACTGAGTGTCCACAACGGAACGGCTAATCACCGCAAAGTTGTTGTTCACGTACCGCCCCCAATACTGGTTGGCCACGGTGGTATTGGTGGTTGGCTTCAGCTTAGGAAACATGCGATGGCGAGGCGCCAGCAGCAGTTTCGGGTAAGCCATAACCACGACGCCCACCAGCCGGTCGTCCAGTTCGCAGCGATAATACGTTGGCGCGAACGGCTTACCATCCGTCTTATAGTGCAGCGACTTCAGCGCGTGCCAGTCTTCAACCGTGCCTTTGGTAACGGTCATACGCTCCAGAAAGTCCAGATGACGCGGGAACTCTTCCGGGCGGTAGCGTTTGATGATGATGTCTGTCATGTCGATCACCTGCGCTCGATATTGGCATTGATGAAGTCCAGGCGAAGCGATTCCATCGCCCCAACCATGACGTATGGACGCCCACCGTTATGCCAGCAATCCAGAACACTGCCGTCGTTGTTGATCATCAGCAACGCCAGACTCTGGCTTTTACCTTCTCTGGCGTGCTGGAGTGCTTCTTCCAGCAGGCGGATGACTTCAACGTTGTTGTTGTCAGCCTCTTTCGATGGCTTCAGCTCAACGATCTTCAAATCAGGCATATTCCACCTTCACGCGTTCTTTGTAGTGCTTGGTGATCTGCATATCCGGGCGCAGCGCGTTCTTCAGGTCTTCGTGGGTCGTCGCCACCATTACCGTCGCACCAACCTTGCGGGCGGCACGCTGGAGGTTCGACGCCACAACCTGAGCTGTTACACGGTCGAGAACAGCACCAAATTCGTCGGCGGCCCAGACTTTGGCGCCGGACTCAATCAGCTTGGCGATCTTGAGGCGGTATTTCTGGCCGTCGGACATTTCGGATGGTTTGCGCACAAAGAGATAAGCGTCATTCAATCCGGCCATAGACAGCAGCCCCAGCGCATCGCTGGTGGTTTTGCCCAACTGGTCGATGACGTTAACCTCATTGTTGAAGGTAAAGTCATCGATGGAGGCTACAGAAAGCCCTTCATCCTTCATCTGGCGTTGCAGCTCGCGCAGCACAACGGATTTGCCGGAACCGGACTGACCGGTGATGTACACCACATCGCCCTGCTTCACTTCCAGCTCCAGATTGTCGTAAAGCGTCCACTCTTTTTCGTCCAGGCCAAGACCGAACGATTCGGCAATCTCCAGCGTGCGCATGGTTTTATTCACGCGGGTCTGAAACGATACGTTGATGGTGTATTTGCTCATGCAGCCAGCTCCCCAGAAGAAACTTTCTCCGCATACGCCACGAAAGCGTCTACCCCGCACTCTCCCGTGATTTCCTCCATGTGGGCAAGCAAATCCCCAACCACAATGGCAGAGCCAGCAGGGAGCGTTTTAAAGCCCAATACGTCGATGACGCGGACTTCTTCAGCGGCCACTTCGCGACTGATCTCGGTGTGCTCTTCTTTCTGGCGTTCCGTCTCTTCGCCCAGATCGAGCACCAGAGCGCCGGTTTCCATCTCTTCGGTCATGCTGCCGACAAGCACGTTCAGCTCGCGCTCTTCAAAACCGAAGACCTCAACGTCGCCCAGCACCAGGGATTCAAGTTCCTGCTGCAATTTGATGGCGTCGTAGTCAATACTGGCCAGGCGGTTGTCTTCCAGGCGTTTTGCCTTCACTTCTTCTTCGCTCAGGTCGTCGCGAACGATGACCGGCACACGCTCCAGACCAGCCAGAAGTGCCGCCTCGCGACGACCGTGGCCAGTAATGATGACGTCGTGCTTGTCGACCGTGATCGGCTGGTCAAAACCGCGCTTTTTGATGGCGGCAGCCAGGTCGCGGATCTGCTGTTCGTCATGTTTTTTGGCGTTCATCTCATACGGGATGAGTTCTGCCGGGTTTCGATAGACGATTTCAAAGTTTTTGGTCATTACATACGCTCCTTGTAGTAGTCGACCAGCCACACCAGGCTTCCCCGGCGTTCTCCATTTCGTTACCGGTATTGATTCCCTGCTCTTTGATGATGGTTTTGATGGTGTCGGCGACGCGATCTGATGCATCAAATGTCACCTTGAAGCGCATCGTCTGGTGTTCAGCACCGACTCGCTCGGTTTTCTCGCGTTTGTCCTCTTCGATCGGCTCGTCATCTCCACGGGAGAGCGCTTCCAGCGCTTCAAGATCGATAACGGACGCTTTGGCGAGTGTTGCCGCCATTTCGTCGTCATACGGGGCGATATCGGACAACCGGTAGTCGATTTCAGACTGGATTTCTTCGATTAAGCGCTGCAAAGCAACCTGATCGTCTTCGCCGTAGCGCTCGTTATCGACGAGGGACATCTGTTTGGCCACCAGGTCGTTAATTTTGCCCACGGAGATGACGGGAACCGTTGAAATGCCCTGCTCCATCGCGGCACGCCAGCGGTGTTCGCCACCGAGGATCTCAAAAATGCCCCCGTCCAGCTCCCGCGCCAGAATTGGCTTAAAAAAGCCCAATTTTTCGATAGAGCCTTTCAGTTTTTCGAAGTTTTGCGCCCCAACGGAGTTGGTATTCCAGGGATTCGGACGCAGGTTCGCGACTTCCACCTGCAGAATCGTAATTTTCACATCCATAATTCTGATACAATCCATTATATAAGTACTTACTTACTATAATAGCCAATTACCATACAAAAGGCACGAAGGAAAGAGGTTTATGACAGTTCGGATTGTATCGAATGCAGTCAATGCGCTGATTTCTGGCGCTGATGACAACGTGAAGCGGCTCGTTCAGGAGATGTTGAGCTATGAAGTGGAGGCTGGTGACTGGAAAGGGACCAGCACGATGTTCAACTGGAGCAAAAACGCGTTCCCGGCTGGGTTTGCGAAGCCAGTAGCGGCCAACCTTCTGAAAGCTGGCATCAAATGCGTGCATGTGCGCAAGGAAAAAGCCCCCGCGCTGGGCAAGCCGAACCCGGTAGTTAACCCATTCCCGTATAACCCGGACTATGCGTATCAGGATCAGACTGTGGAAACACTGGTGCGCGAAGGGATGATGATTGCCCAGATTGCGACGGGTGGCGGTAAATCGAACGTAGCGTGTAAGGCAGCTGCTCGCATTGGTCGTATGACGCTGTTTTTAACCACGCGCTCGGTTCTGATGTTCCAGATGGCAGAGAACTTCCAGAAATCAATCGACTACCGCGCGGAGAATGGCGAGCCGTGGCTGAAAGGTCAGAAAGTTGGGGTGATTGGATCTGGTGAGTTCCAGGTCTCGCGCCATATCAACGTTGCCACGGTGCAGACCCTGGCCAGTTTTCTCGAAGAGCCGCCGCGCGATGCCTCACCAGAGAAAAAACGGTACCACCTGAAGCGCCGGGAACTGGTTAAGCGCTTCCTGTCCAGCGTTTCTCTGCTGATTCTGGAAGAGGCACACGAATCATCTGGTTCAAACTTCTACGATATCGCCCGGTTGTGCATTAATGCCGACTACCGTCTGGCGCTGACTGCTACGCCGTTCATGAAGGACTCAACCGAAGCAAATATGCGTCTCATGGCCGTTGCAGGTCGCATTGAGATAAAGGTGACGGAAAAATATTTGATCGACCGAGGTATTTTAGCAAAACCCTACTTTCTATATCATAAAATCGCGTACACTCCAGACGAGGTGCGAATCAGGGCCGAACTTGCTTCGAAACACCTTAACTTTCGGGTTGGGATGAGTACGGCTTACCAGAAAGCCTATCAGTTAGGCATCGTTTACAATCTGGGCCGCAACGAGGCCATTGTGCGCGAAGCGTTAATGTACAAAAGTCACGGTCTAAACTGTATGACGCTGGTTCGTTTGAAGCGTCATGGTCAGATTCTGATGGAAATGATGAAGGAAAGCGGCCTGAAGGTCGATTTCATCTACGGAGAATCAAACCAGACTACCCGACAAGCAAAGCTCAGCAGTCTGGCGGCAGGCAGGATAGATGTTTTGATTGGTTCAACCATTCTGGATGTTGGCGTCGACGTTCCAAGCGTAGGTGCGGTGATTCTGGGTGGCGGTGGCAAAGCCGAAGTTGAGATGCGCCAACGAGTTGGTCGCGGTCTTCGAGCCAAAAAGAATCAGGCTAACGTGTGCTTTATTACCGACTTCATCGACGTGAGCAATAAATACCTCATGTCGCATTCATATGAGCGGAAGCACATTATCGACACGACGCCAGGGTTTGCCGAAGGAGTCTTGCCGGTGGGTAGCACATTCGATTTTACTGTTTTGAATAGAGAGTAAGCATGAGCGAGAAACGCGCTATACACTGCCAGGTTCAGTTAACCGAAAAAGCTAACGACAAGCTGGAAACCTTTCAGAATCGACTGCGTGAGCGCAACATAAAGCTGTCAAAAGCAGACGTCATCAATCTGGTACTGTCCAACATGACGATGGCCGATTTTGATAAGGCGGCTACGTCATTAGAGGCTTCTGCAAAGGCTCGTGAAAAGGTCATGAAGATTTACGAATCCTCTGGCATGACCAAAGAAGATCTGGCCGATATTCTCAAACGTCTCGATTAAGCATTAAGGGCGTCGCAAGACGCCTTGTTCGTTGAAGTGATAAGGATTTAGTTCAAGCCATGAAACACGTTCTACTTCCACTGATTACCATCCCCGTTTTACTCCTGAGTGCATGTTCATCCCGCCCAGTGTCTGTAGCCAATGCAAAACCGGCTCCGCAGGCAAGAGTTTTCAAATACCAGACGTCTGCCCCAACCACGCTGGTGGTTATGAGGGACAAAGGTATGATAGGTGCGGGCTGCGACGCATCCATCTTCATTAATGGAGAGACAGTTGCGAAACTGGAGACCGGCGAAAAAGCGACGTTCCATCTTGATGCCGGGCAGTGGATTGTTGGCGCCTCACTTGAGGGCGCCGGGCTGTGCGCACTGAACCCTGCTCGTCAGGAACGCGAGACCATCACCAAAGCTGGCGAGACGAAAGTCTTCCGGGTATTCACCAGCAACGCAGGTGACATCGATATCCTACCAACGACACTGTGACGATATGACGAATAAAACTGACATCACCTACGGGATTCCTGCAGAAGTCTGGCCGCGCGATTACTCCAACGTGGAGAAAGCGCTGATGTTCTGGCGTAAGTCTCTCATTCCTGTAAGGGTCACGATGGAAGATGGTCAGGTGTTCTGCATGTACGTTCAGGGTCTCATGTCGTCGCGCAACAAAGTCGACCTTTGCCCTGCCCCGTTCGACAAAGAAAATCGTATAAGGCTCCCACTTGAGCGAATCAGCACGATTGAATCAGGTGTGACAGAAGGCATTGCGCACGATTTCACGGGTCGGACAACGGTACACCCAGACTATGTGGACAATCGGCCATCTCGCCGTGATTTCTTTAAAATTTGTCGCCAGGCTCATGAGATGCAGAAGTCTATAAGGGTCTACATGGCGGATGGCCGTGAAATTGAGGGGGGGTCTTCAGGCGTAGACGCTTGCCAGGCCACGCTCAACATGGGGGACGGTCGGAAGACAGTCGTCATGTTCGATTGGGTCGAACGGATTTTACCGTTTTAAATCTATAAGGGTAATAACCGGCTAAGTCCGGTTATTATTTTATGTGTCACTTCCCGTTATATTTACCTCCCCTAATCCCGGTTCCGTTTTAAATATATAAGGGTGATTGACCGAATAGGGAATTTATTTAGGCAACACCTTCGAGAAAACGCGTTTTATTTCTAAGACTTTGATTTTTATTGAAGAAAATTTTTTTTCATTCCCGCGCAAAAAACTCTTGATTTTAATTTTTGTATATCGATAATTAGTCACATCGAAAGCGAACACGCTAACGATAAATAAATAACAAATTAAGTTATCAATATTACATAAGGATTAATATCATGTCTAACGTTGCTATCTCTAAAAAATCTATCATCGACGCTGCTGTAGTTATCGCTAATGAATTGCAAGTTGCAGCCAACAATGCGACTCAGACTTATAACAATCATTATCAGAATGGTACGCACACCAAAGCAGATAAAGCTAACATGCTTGCAGCGACTACCAAACTTGCATACTTTACCAACAACGTTTTAAACGCTGTTAATGATGAGAAATTAGCTGGTGTCTTTTACTACGCGATTAAAGCAAGCAAACAAGCACCTGAAGCGTTTTTCCGTGAAGCTATGACCAATAGCTATTCACTCGAAAAACTGGTTTATCTGGTTAAATCTATCAAGTCTGGTAAATGCGTTTATTCCGTCGCTGATATGTCCGGATCTCGCGTATTCGCATTAATCGAAATGATTAATGATGAATTGGAAACATTCACTAATGGCGCTGTTTTCGATTTGATGAATGAAGCGAAAAAAGCCAACGAAATTAAATTGGACGCTGGCTACACTCAAGCCAACCAACTAATCAATCTTTGTGAACGTCTCGGACTGGTCGAGAAGATCAAAGGAATGGGCGCTGCTAAAAACGGATCGCAGCAATATCGCTTTATCAAAAATGATTTTTATAACTATCTGGCTGACGCTTTCAAAGCGTAATTAATTGAATATAGCGCCCACTATGGGCGCTTATTCAAAAGATCTTAAGTCTGTATTCAATTTTATTTTTTAAGGAGCGTTTTTATGGTTATTTTTATCGCTGGCGTTAACATCCATAATCATACTCTTGTTTATGATATCGCTGGTTTAGCTGGATACGCTCTCAGCTCTGAAGTAGTCGACGAAACCACGTTTAAAATAGATCTGAATAGCGCGGAGCATAGGAAGCGCGCAGGAATCAAAGAATCCGATGTTCTTTTAATGATTCAAGAATTTTTAAACGCTGGCTTTAAAATTCACTTAGAAAAATAAAAACAATAGCGCCCACTATGGGCGCTTTTTTCGTTTCAAGATCCGCACACCATAACGCGCCATTGTTGGCGCGTTTTTTATTGTCTGAAGTCAGCCAAAACAGACCAAAAATAAGCGCCATAAACGCGCCAATTTAACGCGTTTTTATGTGTGGTGGTACATACTCATTACCCACAATAAAAAACACGTTATAGCGCGTTTTAGCGCGTGGCTTATTTTGTCGTGTCGTGGGCGTGATCGTCTGGCGATATCTGGCGACGTGATCCGCGCTATCCTTCGGGACGTGTCGGCAATATTGGCATGATCCGTGGGCGCTCGCGTATCATTGGCACGTTGACGCGACGTGTACGCGCTTGCAGTGGCTTTCCCACGGATTCACATAATCACATGGCGAAAGCTATCTGGGTGGCTCAGGAGCTGAAACTCCACCGGCAACTACCCCAGCGCCGCTACGCAATTTCTGGAGCGATTTTTGGCTTCTCCCGCTCTGTTTTCTACATAAAGGCAAACCCCGCCGTTTCCCGAAAATTCCCTGGCCGTTTCCCTTCGGTTCCCCGGACAGCTCTCTGGCCGTTTCTGAAGTTTCCCTGCGGCAACTGGTGGACGAAAAGAAAGGGGCGTTTCCAGCCCCTCCCCTCTTACTTGCCAGCCAGGATGTGAATGCGGTTCTTTCCGTACACCTCTTTCACGTAGTCCCCGCACGAGATACTCCACGAGTCGATTCCTGCTTCATAGATGACGTTTTTGCACTTGATGGCGTTGTTGGCGATGCGCATCCCCTCCCCCACTGCTTCCTGTTCGGTAAAGTCGAATCCGGATTCTGTTTTAACCCATAGCGCGATCTGCGTGGCGAACTCGATGAGTTTTGACCGGCAGAAGCGACCGCTGCGTACCGGGAAGATGAATACACCAAATCCCGAGGTGGAGACATACGCTTTTTCAAATACGCGCTTATGGCGACGGTTGCAGATAATGTCATTGGTGATCTGCTGTTTCTCTTTACCGGACAGCTCGATGGTTACATTGTCACGCCAGGCGCCCAGCACGCTTTTATCGTTATCAGAGAACGTCACAGAAATATGGCCATGCGAAGGGGTGTTAACAGTAGCGATAAAATTCATGGTGATAATCCTTTAAACAATTTGTTTTCTTGTTGGTTTAATTATCGCTACGCGCATAAGGCGTCCAAGCGTTCTGTTCCGGCAGATGGTGGCCTGCAGGGAGTCGGAGGGTTGTTCGGTAGCCTGGCGGTAAGAGGTGGGTGTTTTTAGCCTGCGGGAAACAGGATGGCCATTTAAGGCCACCAGCATGGGTGGCCTCGTTCTCTTAGTGGAGCAAACCGACGTCGATGGTATCGCCTGAGCCATCCACGCGGATCATCAGCATGGCGAAGGCATTTAATGGGTAGCCTGCGTGCCAGCCCGGGAATCGGTCATCGCGCATGAAGTCGGCAATGTCATAAACGCTGCCCTCAAAGTGGAAGAAGCGGGCATCACACTGTTCGTCCTGTTCAATATGATCCATTTCTCGCTTCTCTTCCGATGACAGGTCGAGCCAGGATTCCAGCCATACGTTTTCAGCTTTAGGGGAGATAGTGAAATCGGTCATGTGCATATCCTCCATGCGTAAACATCTTGTTTTCTTGTTGGTGTAATTATCGCAATGTGGATAAGGCAAAAAACATTTTGTTATCGGGTATAATAAATATCCTCCGGCATAGCCGGAGGTTTTTCATATGCGCCTATAAGGCTCTGTTACCAGCCGCGCCCTAACAGGCGCATCGCGATCTGACATTTGCATCTATGGATTACTTACGGCCCGTAAACGGCTACCGGGATACG